GTAAGAACAGTATTTGAGTTTGTTAAATCTGATGGTAACGTAGTCTTCAGTGCTGCTGGTAATAAGATTTATACTGGTACTACTACACTGACTGCAGCAGTAGACGGAACAGTAGTGGATGCTACAGGGTTATCAATAGTAGCTGTCACTGTTACTGATGACAACTGGCAAGTTGCTCCGATGCCTTACAACAATGCTGGTAATACTTCTGCTCATGCTATCTTTGTACAAGGCGGACACCCAGTATTAGTCTACCATAAACTAGGTAATGCCACACACAATCATACAGGTGCTTATGGCTTTCAAAGATTAGGAGATATCGGTACACTTCCAACAGGATATACTGCAACTTCTTTTACACCTAACTGTGCTATGACAGCTTATGGTCGTCTGTGGACTGCTAATATTACAGGTGACAACCAGACTGTTTACTTTAGTGATTTACAAAACCCATCTAACTTTACTACAGGAACTTCAGGTCGATTAGACATCAGTACTGTTATTCCTACTGGTGACGGTATTACAGCTATTGCAGCACATAATGGCTTTTTGATTATCTTCTGTAGTCGTACTATCTTGATCTATGCTAACCCTAAAGATCCTGCAACAATGACATTGCAAGACGTTATTAAAGGTGTTGGTTGTATTGCTCGTGATTCAGTAGTTTCTGTATTTGGTTCAGACATTATGTTCTTATCTGAGACAGGTGTGCAGTCTCTTGGTCGTTTGATTCAAGAGAAGTCCATGCCACTACGTGATGTATCTAAGAATGTACGTGATGATCTTATTGCTAACGTAGCTACAGAAACTCTAAAGAATATTAAAGCTGTTTACTTTGCTACTGATGCTTTTTATTTATTATCGTTACCTTCTACTAGATTTACTTATTGTTTTGATACTCGTGGTATGTTAGAGAACGGTGCAGCAAGAACAACAATATGGAAAAACATTAATCCTACAGCGTTTCATGTAACAGAAGATAGAAAACTATATTTAGGACAACCAGGATACATTGGTAACTATACAGGTTATCAAGATAACGGATCTGTGTATCGTTGGTCTTACTATACTAATTACTTTGACTTTGAACAACCAACAGCTATTAAAATTCTTAAGAAATTAGGATTAGTTGTGATTGGTGGCGGCAGTCAGGTCATTGCTATTAAGTGGGGCTTTGACTATACTAACAACTATAACAGTAGCACACTTACTTTAAAGGCTGTTACTGTAGCTGAATACGGTATTGCTGAGTATGGTATTGCTGAGTATGCTAACGGTATTGCGTTAGATACATTAAAGTTTAATGCTTCAGGATCAGGAAAAGTATTACAAATTGGATTTGAATCAGATATTAATGGATCTCCGTTATCTGTTCAAAAAGTAGATGTAGCTATTAAAACAGGAAAGAATATATAATGTCTGATTATTCAAAGTCAACTAATTTTACTACTAAGGATACTCTTCCTACTGGTAACTCAGGTAAGATTGTTAAAGGAACTGAACTAGATACTGAATTTACAGCTATCTCTTCTGCTATTGCGTCTAAAGCTGATGTATCTAGTCCTGCTCTTTTAGGTACACCTACTGCTCCTACTGCAACTGCTGGTTCTAATACAACTCAATTAGCTACTACAGCCTTTGTGACTGCAGCAACCAATGCTTTGGGTACTATGTCTACTCAGAATAAAACTGCAGTAGATATTACTGGTGGAACAATTGTAGGCATTACTGATTTAGCAGTAGCTGATGGTGGCACAGGTCGTTCAACATTAACAGCTAATGCAGTGTTGGTGGGTAACGGAACTTCTGGTATTAATTCTGTATCTCCTAGTACAAGCGGTAATGTATTAACTTCAGACGGAACAAGCTGGACTTCTGCTGCAAGTGCTCCTCAGTATGTAAAAGCTTGGGTAAACTTTGATGGTACTTTAACTAGCCCAATAACTCCAAGAGGATCTAACAATGTTACTTCTGTAACAAAAAATTCAACTGGAGATTTTACAATTAACTTTACAACTGCTATGTCAAACGCTAACTATGCAACCATAGCCACTATTGGACCAACTGCTGGAACTGTTGCTGATACAGTGGTTATTGTTAGTTATACAACTTCTGCTGTTCGTATTAACACTCATTATCTAGCTGAAGTTACTAGATATTATCAAAATTATACAACTACTAATGTGGCAGTATTTAGCTCTTAGTTTTTAAAGGACGTAAAATGACACAAGTAATTATTTTTACTAATGAAAATGGCGGTGTATCTACTTGCATCCCTACAGGCGAAATCAGCATTGAAGCTGTACTAACTAAAGACTGTCCAAGTGGTGCAATTATTGTAAATTCTTCTGCACTTCCAACTGCTGATGACTTCTATGACGCATGGGAATTAGCAAACGGTATTGTTACTGTTAGCTTTCCTAAAGCAGTAGAACTTACTAAGAATCGTTTACGTGCAGAGCGTACTTCGTTGTTAAAAGCACAAGATGTAGCGTTTCAAAGAGCTTTAGAAACAGGTGCAGATACTTCTGCTATTGTTACTGAGAAACAAAGATTGCGTGACATTACTAACATTACTGCTACAACTTTAGACGAATTAAGAGCATTAAAAGTATAACATGTGGAAATACACAGCTTGATAAAAGTCCCTGTAGTCAATAGAATAGACTACATAATGTACTTAGAGTTATGCCAGGGTATGTTGTGGTTTCATACAGATATCTATAGATGGACATTAGAAGTAAAGAAACAATATTTAAAAGATTTAGATTTACTGCAACACTTAGTAGGTAATCCTCTTGTAGCTTTAGTAGAAGAAGATAATATTAAGCTTGCTAAGTTTGGTAAGTCTACTGGATGGACAAAGTTTAATAAGGTTACATTTAATAATATAGAATACGATGTATTCACTAGGAGCAAATAATGGGCGGTTTAGTTAGTAGTGTAGCTAATATATTTACAGGTGCTGATAAGACTCAAGCAGCAGGTCAACAAGCGTCTGCTCAACAAGCACAAGCAGCGAGAGACGCATCAGCAGCAGCTCAATTTAGACCTGTAGGAATGACGACTGCGTTTGGTACGTCAAACTTTACTCGTGAAGTTGATCCAGCTACTGGTATGCCTTATATTTCAGCAGCTAGTTATCAGGCAAATCCTCAACTACAGGCTCTACAGCAACAGCTAATGAGTCAGTACGGTGGAAGCTCTCAATATGCTGCAGATCAGGCACAACAGCTTCAAGCACTGTCTCCTGCTGCTCAGCAGTTATTTGGATTAGGCTCTCAGTATCTAGCTCAGTCACCTCAGCAAGCTGCTCAGGACTGGATGAAGTCACAGCAGAACTTGTTAGCTCCTAGCCAAGAACAACAACTAGCTAATGTACGTAACCAACAATTTCAGACTGGTCGTAGTGGTCTAGCTACTGGTGGAACTACTGCTGGTGGAATGATGCAGACTAATCCAGAGCTAGCTGCTTACTATAATTCTATTGCTAATACTAATCTTGGTCTTGCTTCTCAAGCTCAGCAGATGGGTCAACAGCAAACAGCATTTGGTGCTGGTTTGTTTGGTACTGGTGCTCAGTTGTTAGGTACACAAGCTAATACAATGGCTGGTGCATACAATCCGTTACAGACATTACTAGGTACTTCTGCTAACGTAGAGCAACTAGCTCAACAACCTTTACAGTTAGGTCTACAGATTGGTGCTGCTCAACAGCCAGGTCAAACAGCAGGTGCAGGCATGTATCAGCAAGGTCTATCACAAGCTGCTCAAACTCAATACGGAGCTATCCAAGCTGGTAATGCTGCTAATGCTGGATTCTGGAGTGGTCTAATGAGCGGAGGTGCTCAGGCTTACGGTGCTTCTCAATATGGAACTAAATCAGATATCAGAACTAAAGAAAATATTAAAGTTATTGGTAAGATGAATAACGGTCTTAATGTTTATTCTTTTGAATATAAGAAAGAGTTCAAAGATTCTGAATACGCAGGTCATGGTAAGTTCGTTGGTGTAATGGCTCAAGAAGTTGAAAAGCTTATCCCTGAAGCTGTGTTTGTAGGCTCTGATGGATATAAAGTTGTTAACTACAGCTTAATTGTTTAAGGAATAATCATGGCTACTACAATGTTACAAAAAGGTTTACTTGGATATGATCCCATGGAACTTAGAGCACAAGAACAGAAAGCATGGTCTACTTTATACGGTCAAGCTGGTTCTCCTTATGAGAAGATGGGTATTGCTTTAGGTCAATTAGGTGGTGCTCTATTTGGTGGTGAATCTCCTGCTGCTTCTAAGGCTAACATTATTAATGAAGCTTTAAACAAAGCAGGTCAACAGTATCAGCAAGGTACTGCCGAATATTATAAAGCAGTTGTGGATGCTCTTCCTTCTGATGATCCTATGTTCAGTGATAGCAAAGAGTTTGCTACTCAGAAGTATTTAGAGACAAAGAAGAACGAGACTACTGCGTATACTGATGCTGTCAAAGCAATCAAAGATAATCCTGAGCTTCTTCCTACATTTACAGATCCGTTGAAAATTTCTTTGCTACAGAAAGCTACTAAGAATGGCTGGAATGAAGCAGAGACTCCAATGCCACAGACACAAGACGAGATTAAGTCTTTTGCTAAACAGTTTGGTTTAGAGAAAGATCCTATGTATCGTCAACTAATATCTATGACAATGGTTGCAGACAAGGAAGCTAAAAAAGAAGCTGTTAAAGTAGAGCATGAAGCTCTTACTATGAAGTCTATTCAGTCTACCATTAATCGTAACAACGCTGAACTCGGTAAGATTAGAGATGATAAGTTTGAAGCAGGTAATCGTTGGAATCAAGAACGTGAATCAGCTATTGCTTTGTTTAAAGCTAATAACTTAGATCCTGCTGTACCACTCAAAGGTATTAACTTAGC